TCTGCGGCCGCATCCTGCGCGCTCTTCAGGATCTCCATGCCCTCGGGGCGAACAGCCTGGAAGCCCCGCTCGCGGAACTCCTGCACGCCCGCAGGCGACAGAACCTGTGGCGCGAGGGCCTCCTTCGTTGCCGTTTCGCTGAACTCGCCGGGGGCTTCCACGAGGCCGCGCTCGACCGGCGTCGGCACGCGCTCGGCTATCCTCGGCGACGGGCCGGGGGCGCCTGTCTGCGGGCGGACACGGTTCAACAGCTCGAGGATGGCCCGCGTGCCGCCGCCGGCCACCCGCATCTCCTGCTCAGGCCCCTTCGCAAACTCCGTCGGCGACCCGACGAGCGAGGCGCGCTGGAGTGCTTCCTGATCTTCCGCGAGTGCCGTCGGGTCGATAGCCATCAGATGCCGCCTTCTATCTGCTCTTTGACGCCGAGTTCGGCTTGAACGCCAGCGCCGACCATCAAGCCGGCTATGCCATATCGTTTTACTATGTCTATGAGGGCGTCGTCAAAGACAACGTAGTTGCGGGTGCCTTCGCCAGCGCCGCGCGAACCCCGGTCAAGATAGCGGATGCCGGGAATGCCGGCCTCCCTGAGCTGCTGCGCAAGTGCAGCATCATCCGCGGCCCCCATTAGGGCATAGCTGTCACTTGATGCCGTCGCAAGATTTCTTCCCGATGTTGAAGCAAGGAAGTCTTCATTCAGACTGTTGGAGAACAGAGCGCCACGTTTTTCTGCATTGGAGGCAGCTACCTCTGCTTCTCTGATCATATCGTCGATTTCGGCCAGCCTCGCCCGCCCCTCATCCCAACCATCATCAACAAACAAAGCATCAAAATCATTTGCGGCACTTGGCGCGGGCGCTTGTGCGGCCAATGCTTCACGCTCTGCTTTTAGCCTTGCAATTTTGTCACGATACTGCCCACCATAACGCAAAAGTTTTTGCAACACCTGCGGCTGCTCACTCAGCGGCTTATCCCAATCAAGGAAATCTTCTGGCTTGGCGTCAATGCGGACTTCGTAGAGGCGGCCGGGCACACTATCTGCCATTTCTTTTTCTAATTCGCGCCTTACCGCCGCCAGCTCCTCTGAAATGTCAATGATATCTGGCAAATCATCTATGGAAACTCCCCATTCATTAGCCATATTCGAAAGCCGATCATTTAACCTTTCCTGAACTAACACGGGGTCCACGCGGCTCAACGCATCCCGATACCCCCGCGCCACATCTTCTGCCTCGGCAAAATACAGCCCGCGCCCGAAAGCCTGCGCGCCCTCGCCCGTGCCGATCTTCGACATGTCGAACCGCTCGAACGTATGCGGCGACCCGTGATAAGCTCGGATGCCGCCTTCGGCCGCCTGCTCGCCCTCGCCCATCAACCTGGCCGCCGCGGCCAGCGCGCGGTCAACAACCGGGCCGACGGGGTTGCTGTAGAGCGTGCTGCCTTCGCGGGCGATGCGGGCCTGAGCTTCCTGCCCCAGTTCTTCGATCGTCTGCCTGATGCCGGGGATCGCACCCCTCATGGCGCGCCCGCCTGCCGCCGTCAGGGGGATGGCCTCGAGGACCGACAGGCCGGCCTCCAGCGCGCCTAGGGCGGCCGTCACGTTGTCGCCGCTGTCTAGGCCGCGGGAAAATGTCTGATAGCCCTCCTGGCCGCCGTAGACGGCTCCCAGAGGCGTGAGGTCGGCCAGCCCTATGCCGAGATCTCGCGTGGCATTTGGGTTGCCCACGACGCTCTCAGCGAGCTGGCGGGCGAAGAACGGATCTGCTCCGACACCCTCGAAGATCTGGCGCAAGACATCTGTGTGCCCTTCGCGGATGGTCAGATCGCGCGGCTCAATCGTGCCCGTGCCGGCGGCGGCAACCTCCTCTGGCGTCATCTGCGGGCGAGCTGCACCTGGCGGCAGGGCCGGCGCAATGCCAGCCGCTTGCAACTCAGGCTCCGTGAAGCCAGCGGCCAGATAGTCCTCGTACACGCGCGGCATCTCTTGCTGGAATGCGCGGATCTCGGCCGTCCGATCCGGCTGCGTCCAGGCGGCGGCCGCCTCATCAAATACCTGATCCGGCGGCTGCTTGCCGACATCCTGCGGCGGCACGGGATCGACGACCTTCTCCTCGCCGATCTTCGTGTAGCCGCCCGACGGCAGGCGCATCAGCACGTTGTTGACGCCCCGCTGCTTGTCGTACTGGATCTGCTTGTTTTTGAGCTGCTCCGGCTTGATGCCAGCGCCGCGGATTTCCTCCGCGTCGAGATAGCGCGAAAGCTCAGTGTCCACATCGTCAGGGATGGCCGTGTTCATTCGAAGATCCCCTTGCTGATGTAGTCAGAGCGCAGGATGGTCTTGTAGCGCGCATACGTAGCCGACTGCTGGCCTTGCTGCTCTTCCGTCAGAGACTGATACCAAGCGTCCAGCGCCGCGATCGGATCGGGATCGTCCGCGCGCAGATCAAGGCCGACCGTGTTCTGATTGAACATCTGCACTGTCTCAGCATACTCCGCGCGCAAGGCATCCTTGAAGAACACCATCTGCTCGCCGATCAGCGCCTCAGTGCGCGCAAGGATTTCCTGCGATGTCAGCGGCTGGCCGGCGATGCGTGCGCGCTCTGCTTCGATCTCGATCGCCCCGACCACCGCATGATACGACGCCTTCGCCTGGCGGCCGCGCTCGGGGTCTGCGGCGAGCAGTTCGTCATAGCCGAACCGAGATGCCGCAACACGCTTCGCCACCGCCACACTCTGCTCGGCGCGGGTGAAAATGCCCGTCAGCAGGGAGTTGTATGTGTCTTGCTTGAGATAGGGAGCATTCCGCTGAAGCATCTCGACCGTCAGCGTGCCCTGCTCCTTGAGCGCCAGCATGGTCGAGAACTTGATGCGATCATCGACCTCCGCAAACATAGGCATGCCGGCCGTCGCCAGCGCGCCTTCCATCGTTTCACGCTGCGCCGGCGTCAGGTAGTTGCTGCTGCCCGTGAAACGCAGGATCTCGCGCTGCACGTCACCGCCGTTGACCATGCCGCCCATCCCGTCGGCCAAGGCTTGCAACTCCGGCGAGATCGGGATGATCGCCGCCACCTCGTCGAGCGGATAGTTGGTATCTGGCCGAATGCCGAAGAAGCGGTTGTAGGCCGCAGTCACATTATCCTTCTGCCGCGTCTCGAACCTTTCGGCCTCCTTGCGCCGAGCGTCCTCAAAATAGAGCGCATCCTTCAACGCGCCTTGCACGAGGTTGAGAGCCTGGTCGTCAGGCACGCGAAGCAGACGCGACAGGGTCTTCTGGCCCGGACCATCCGTTAGACCATTGGCCGCCATCGCCTCGAAGAACTGGTCCTCGTTGATGTCGCCGCGCTGGAAAGCATCCTGAGCATCAAGCACGTTGAGCAGGGCGAACGCGCGGCCGGAGTCGCCGCCGACATATGCCGGCACGATGTTCTTCGCGATGTCGAGATCCATCGCCGTGAAGCTCTGGGCTACAGCCGCGCCGTTGAACCTGCCAGCCGCAACGCCGGTCGCCGCGGCATTCTGGATCGTCGTCCGCATGAAATCAGACCCGGCGGCGTCGGTGTCGGGATCGCTTTCCTGCGCCACATAGGCAGCCTGGCGGGCGGCCAGCGCGGCGGCCTCTGCCGACTGAATGCGCTGGTCGATGCGGCCGCGCAGGCTGAACCGCATGCCCAGCTCCATCTGCCCGAAGCTGTCGTTGAACTTTTGCAGCGCGCGGCGGTCCTTCAGATCGCCCGCCAACTGCGCCTTGACCGCCGTCGTCTCCCGCTCCCAGCGGTTGTCGGTGTCGAAGACGCTGTAGGGGTTGCTGCTCTGCTCCATCTCGCGAGCCTTGTTGCGCAGGGCTTCCTCAGCCCCCAGCAGTTTCTCGGAGAGTTGAGCCTCGACGGCAGCCTCGTAACGCATCGCGGCATATTTGCCGACCTGCGCGATCGCCTCGCCGACCACCGCGCCACGGCTCATGGCCTCGTTGACGAAAGGCTCCATGCTCATGCGGGCGCGGATCGAGCGGCCCGGAGCCTCGCCGGTCGGAACTGCTTGCGTGCGGTATAGAGGGATTCTCATCTGATAAACATCCCGCTCTGATAGCCGAACTGAGCCGCAGACCCGATCGCCCCGATAAGGCTACGCGTGCCCTGCGCCCGCAGAGATGCCGCCGTCGCGCCGGCCTCCATGCGAGACAGTTCAGCGTTTAGGCGGGCCTCTTCCTGCGCGTCGGTGATCTGCTGGTTCACGATCGCATTGTTGAACTTGTCTACCGCGATCTCATACTCGAACTGGCGCGCATTCTCACGCAGCACTTGGATGGGCGTGCCCTGCGCGATGTCGATGCCGGCATAGCCAAACCCCGCGACAACCTCGCCCTGAACGCCGCGGAAATCCTTGCGCTTCAGCTTCTCCTGGATAACGAGGTTCGAGTTGATGATCTGGCGCTGGCGTTCGAGCAGGCCGATGTCGCGCTCGATCAGCGTGGCGTTGAACTCGCCAACGCGCTGGGCGGCGGCCGCAGCATTGTCGGCCGCGCTCTTTTGCTGGATGCCGCCGACTATCTGAGAGCCGACGCTGACGATTGATGCTGTCACGCCCATTTACTCAGCCCTCAACCGCTTGGCGTAGATGTTCTCGACGTGATTGTAACCCATCCGGGCGAGCAACGCATCAAAGGGTTTGTGCCGCTTGATGTTCACCATCATCACCGAGACGCCCATCTTCTTCAGCTCTTCCTCGGCGAACTTGATCAGCTTCATCGCGGCGAACCCTTTGCGATGATCCGGGTCGATGTAGATGATGTCGTTGTGCGCGAAGAGGTGATCCATGTAATGCAGATGCGGCACGACCAGCATCACGAAATAGCCGACCAGCCTGCCCTCGTGGCGCGCCGTGAACACCTGCAACACGCCCAGCCGCTCAAGCTCCTCATACCTGTTCCAGTCAGGATTGAGCTTGATGAAATCCTTGTTGAGCGCGATCTCCTCCCAGTGCGCATGCAGAAGCGGCCCCGCTTCGGGAGCCGTGTCAGCGAGCGTTTCTTTGGCGTAGACCAGCATCAGAGATCAAACGTGTTGAGGCGCGGATAGAGCGCAAGGACAGTCAGCGGAAGCGGTTGCGTCTGGCGGACATAGATCCGATCATCGTTCTCAAAGCCCCCCGGAAACTCCACCGTCTTATCGCCCGTGAATAGCGGCACAGCCGTATCCATAGACATTGAGCTGTCGCGGAAATAGATGCGATCCACATCTGCCGCCGCAGGTCCAACCTCCAAGCCCACAGTGCGATAGAGTCGTAGCGTGATCGCATGTATCCTCTTCGGCTTGCCCTGCGATGTCCCATCGACCGATCCCGCCTCTAGCCTGAGCGTTTGCATCTCGCTCGTGTATCCGTAGCCAACCGCCGCACTCGTCGCCGAGAACGCGAGGCTGATCTCACCATCCGCGACAGTCCGAGCAGGATGGCTAGCACCATTCGCAAGCACCGACACCTCTTCGCCCGGCAGATGCCACAGGCCGCTGAGAGATGTCACCGCACCGCCGCTATACTCCAGCCCGCTGTCCACGAAATATGCGTCGGTCGTCTGATCGCCAAACTCGAACACATTCAGCTTCTCGACATACCGCTTCGTCGTGCCGTCGATGGTGCGTTTCACCACCATGTAAAGCTCGTCCTCGGTATCGTCATTCGGCAGCGTGGCGATGCTTTCGACAACAGCCTGACCGCCGTCATACTCCCCGCCGATGATGTGCTTGTGCCACGCCACGACCTGCTCATCCCGGCGATAGGTCAGGCCCAGAAGCGTGCCGTCGCCCCTGATAGCCCAGATGACAGAATCAGGCTCCTGTTGATACGCGAACTGCGTGATGCCGCCCTCTGTAATGTGCTCGGCCAAGATCGTCATGTCCGGAGCCTGATAGCCAGCCGTGTCAACCTCGCCGACGTAACGGAACTCCCGCACCTTGCGGTTACCGCGCTGCAAGAACAGCGTCACATCCGCAACCTGAACTGGTTGCACATTGGCAGAGCCATAGTTCGAGTACTTGCGAATCTGCGTCGTCGTGGGCGTAATCGGGCCGTCATTCGTCGTGGTCAGCACATACTCGCCGCCGCTGGTCCCCAGCACGAGTATCCTCGTCGCCGAGAGAAAGCGGATCGCGTTCACCTGATTGGCGGCAATCGTGTAGATCAGCGCGTCGTCTGCGTTGGTGCCGACAGTGAAGTTCAGATAATCCGCGCTCTTCGAGAACCAGATCGTCTGCGGGTTGTTATTGCTGGCCGCGAACACAAGCCGCTGCTCGAAGAACGTCACCACGCTGGGATAGTTGTTCGAACTGCTCAGGCTGGGAGTGGGCGATCCCGTGATCGTGGCCGTCGCCAGCGTCCATGCGTTGTGGTCAGTGCGCGAGAGCGTGCGGATAGCGTAGCTGGGATGCACCAGATACATCACGTCCGCGCTCTGGGCGTAGTTCAGCGTCGGCAGGTGTGCTGCCGTGTAGGGCGTAGAGATCTGGTAGATCTTGTCGGCCTCGCCGCCGCTCGTGAACGCCGTGTAGCCCGTGGTGTCGATGTCGTTGCCGAACAGATCTTGCAGCGTGAACGTATTCGCCGAAGCGTTCGCCACCTTGAAGTTGCGATTGTTCAGCTCGACCATGCCGCCAACGCTGTCGATGTAGATCTCGTCTCCGTCGCTGAGGCCGTGGCTGTTGGATGTCAGGACGCCTGGGCTGGCCTGCGTGATCGCGGTAATCGTCTTCGGCGAGCCAACCAGAACCTGCAAGCCGTTGCGGTAAACCCGCATGTACTCTTGCCCGAACTCCAGAATGTAGGTGTCGCTCGTCTTGAACTGGAACGGGATGAGCCGCGTGTAGGTGGCGCTGTTCTTGACCTCGCCGAGGAACTCAGTCCCCGGACGGCGCGCAACACCGCCATGCGGATGCACGACCATGTTGGTCAGATCCGACAGGCCCTCGCGGTATTTCTCAAGCGTAACCCGGCCTTCGAGCCGGGGCGAGATCTCACCAGCGGTGAACGAGGATAGGGCGGGTGCTGCGCGCGCCATTAGAACCTCGACTCAATGAAATCGCTCGCCTCCAGCCGAACGGTGGCACCCTCCGTCGCATCGAGGAAGCGAGCCTCCTTCAGCTTCTGCTCATAGAGCGAGGCCGCAATCTGCACGACCGTCGTCGACCCGGTGATCGCATAGGCAGCTTCCGCCGCAAGCCGCGCGGACAATACGTCGATCAGCCCCGCATCATACTCGTTGGGGTCGGTGATCCGGGCCACATACTTGATCTTTGCCGTCGCGCTGTTCGTGACCAGCTTGCGCCCCTCGATGACGAACGCAGGCAGACCGCCGTCGCCGATCATGTTGTCCCAAGGATAGGACAGCGAGCCGTTATCAAACTCAAGCACGCGCAGGCAGTAGGGGTCAACCGGCAGCGGGTACTGGTAGCTATAGCCATAGGCAGGGGCCGACGTTTCCTGCGCCAGTTCTGCGCGCCGGATCAGGCATTTCCACGGGTGGTTGCGAAACACCGCATCCCGCACGCCCTCGAACATCTGGTTCATTACGCGGCCAGCCTTGGAGTTCTCATCTAGGCTGACGATGTTGGAGGCACCGATGATGTTCAGCGCGCTGTTGACGATGTTCACATTGCTGCGTGCCATGATCGCCTCCGAGAGAGGATAGGGGCGGGTTTCCCCGCCCCCACCTTATCAGTTCACGACGTACTCGACGATGAACGACAGGTCGCCCGCCACCGCCGTGCCAGCCGTCGCAACGGTGCACGAGAGGTAGTACAGGCCCTTCGGATCTGCCGAGACACCGCCGTCCTGCCAGACGCGCTGGCCGGTCTTGTTGATGTCGCGAGCCTCGAAGGCGTACTCGGTGAAGGCGGTAGCCGCCTGCCCGAGCGTGATCGAGGTCGCATAGCAGTCCGCATCAACCGCCACACCAGCAGTGGTATGGAGGCCAACGTGCCACGTCAGGGACGTGGTGCTGTCGATGTCGTCGGACGCGAGCCGGATCGAGGTGATCGACGCATTGGTCGGGATCGGGGCGAGCATGACAATGTCAGCAGCGTCCAGATCGCCGGTCGCCAGCGCGATGGTGCCCTGCGCAATGCGCACGACACCGTGGAGCTGATGCGCCGAGTTCATCTCCTGCGGGGAAGCCTCGAAGTTCGAGACTAGGGTGCTGTTCTTCGTTCCCATGATCTCTTACTCCTTACTCATTGCAGAGGATTTCAACGACTTTGGCTTCTTCCATGCGGGTCGCGCCGATGCTCATGCAGTAGTAAACCTGCGTGGCATACGACTTGTCCGCACGCTCGTCGATGCGCGCAACCGGCTCCTTGCCGACCGCGAGCTTCAGACCGTCCATCGCCCAAGCAATCACGCGACGATCAAGGCCACCATCCGTCGAGAGCGGAAGGCGGTTCGTCGTGATGAACTTGAAGCCGACGTAGGTGTCAATCTCGCCCTTGACGAGAGCGCGCACCGTGTTGAAGTCCGCCGACGTGACCTCGGTGTCATCCAGCAGGTTCGTGATCTGCTTGGGCGAGCACGCGATGTAACGCGGAATGGACGGGTCAACATCCTGCGAGTCAAGGATCTCCTTGGCTTGCAGAAGCTTCGCGAGCGTCAGGCCAGCAGCGCCAACGGCGATCTGGTTCGTGGCAGTCGCGAACGCGGTCGTGGTCGAGCCATCCTTGCCGGTCTTGGCCGAACCAAGAGCCGCCGAGATGATGACATCGTCCATCGCCCGGCCCATCGCAGCGGCAGCCGCACGGGCATAGGTCGAGGTCGGATCGATCAGCATGCGCACTTTGTCCTGATCGTCGATCAGGTCCGCATACTCGTAGTCCGACAGCGTGACCATCCGGCGCGAGTGGGGCGTCTCGACCAGCGGAGTATCCGCATGACGCGACGTGCGCAGGACGGCAGCAGCCGACCCAACTTGATCGAAGAACGCTTTCTCGCCATTCACAGTCTCGACATCAACGGCATTGCGCAGCAGAGAACCCATCTGCTGAGAAAGCATCTGCACGTTGGCCGAGTACTGATTGACAAACGCGGTAGTGATTTGCGTCGACATTTCAGTCTCCTACAGAGTTTTCAGGGTTGCTCGCCTAGGTTATCCGGTGTCGGGCCGTGGCTGCGGCTTAGGGCCGCTACTCCACCTGACAGACAGGCTTGCCAATCGCAGGGGCACATTCGCTTATCCCGCCATTGGTGTCTTATACCCCCAAAGCCGCTGGACTTCATCAACAATCTTCGCGTGCTCTGGATGGAACTTATCCCAGTAGGGCGAGTTGCGAGCGGTCAACTCGTTGATCTTCGCCGTCGCCTCTGCCGGTGTCATTATCGTCTCGGTCGTGGCACCCTCGATCTGGTCCTCGCCGATCTGATCCGCCAGCTTCGCAAACATCTTCACGATCTCAGGATGATCGCCGAGCATGCGCCCGTCAGCCAACTTGATCTCGTCGAAGATGTCCACGCCACCGAGCAGGACCGTCGCAGCCCTCTGCGCCCGATCCAGCTTCTGCTCAAATGCCATGCCGAACTCGGCACGCAGCGCCTGTTCTGCCTCGAACCGCGAACGCTCTGTCGCCTCGCTGAACGCAGTCTGCCCCTGACGCACCGTCTCGTCATAGAGCGCGACCATCGCCTGCGCCTGCTTGTTGCTCAGACCGGCATCGAACGCCCGCTTGCGCAGAGCCTCGATGTGTTCTTTTTGCAACGCTTCGGCCTTGATGTCGTATTGATCCGGCGACGGCGGCGCGCCAAGCTTCTGATACACCGCACGCCATTCGTCGTCCGTCGCATGCTTGCCGGGAAGAGGTATCTTCTCCGCGCCGATCATCCGCTGCGCATGCACATAGCTCTTCGCCAGCGAGGCAGCATCCGTGAAATTACGCAGCGAAGGCTCGCCACGCAGATCTTCCGGCAGGCTGTTGATGAAACCAACAGGAGCCGCAGCTTCCTGAGATCCCGTATCAACCGGGGTTGTCTCGTCGCTCATCAGGATTTCCTAACCTGTTCGCGCTCCTCGGAGAGCATCCCGGCGATGAGAAGGAACGCATAACGCTGCCCTTCGAGGAACGCAGATTCATTTGGATCGCCGGGAACGTGGGTTGTCTGCTCGAAGCGCAGCCGCTTCCGCAGATCCTTCAAGACGCGCTCGCCATCTTCCGTGTTGAACGTGCGACGATACGCCAGCCGGAGAGCCTCGATCTCGTTCATCTAACCGCCTTTACAAGGGGAGCAATCTGCCCGCCAGCCTCTGCCATCTGCATCGCTTGCTGCATCTGAGCCTGCTGCGCCTGCGCTTCCGCCGCCTGCCGACGCAGATCAGCAACCTGCTCGTCACTGCGCAGAACCGTGGCCGGGATGCCCGTCGTCTCGGCGATATAGCGAACCAGACCGTCAGCATCTAGATAGTCCGTAACCGGCGCGAACTGCGACACCTGAAGCATCAGCTCCATGCCGCGCATCACGGATTGCAGATCCGTCAGCTTCTGCGCCTTCGCCAGCGGAGACACATACTCGATGTCGATGTTCTGCCCCTGCAACTCCTCGGGAGCCGGTGGCAACGCCCGCGCACGCAGCAACAGGTTGAACACCCGGTCGATCAGTGGCTGCAATAGCTCTGCCTGCAACCGCCCGAGAACCGGCCCCAACAGCCGCATCTTCTCCTCGTTCCGCTGCAAGACCTCCGTCGCCGTCATCGCAGGCCCGGTCGAAAGCAGGAGCTGGTCCACATAGAAAGCCTGCCGGATCGCGTTACGACGCTGCTCCTCCATGTTCAGGCCGAGCGCATTGTTCGCGCCGACGTTCAGCGGCTCCATACGATCCCGCGTGCCAGCCCGGTAGAAATTCAGCGAACCCGGCGTCGTCCTGATCGGCAGAATGAACCCGTCATCCGGCACCATCATGGGAGGATCGATCTGCTTCTGAGCAGCCCGGATCGTGACCTCCGACATCTTGTTGACCATCTTCACGTCAGGCAGCGCCGTCATCGCCGGTGATCTGCCGTACGTCGAGACGCTATCCTTCACGAAGCGCGGCACCTGAAACGGGAACTCGTCGAACCCGCTCTCCGACAGCAACGCCTTCGTGGCCGCATGGTAGTAGATCGAGGCGAACGGCTTCTGACGCGCCAGCTTGCCTTTCGCACCCTCGCGCGGCATCACGACATGGATGATCTCATGCTCCTTAAACGGGTCTTGCTGCGCGTCCTTCGAGATCGCCGTCGGCACATTCTCCTCGCCGAACCGCATGACCGCCGCCCGCGCCGTCATCTTGAACTTGCGGAACACCGTGTCCACGCGCCCCTCGGCATCCTCCGAGATGCAGATCTCCGCGATGTGCCTGCATGAGAAACGCACGCCAACCGCTTGATCTTCCTCGCAATACATCGCGCCGGTGCCGAAAACGACGAGATCGTAGTAAAGCTCGTGGATCTCCTGCTGGAAATTCGAGCGGTTGAACGCCTTGTAGAGCTGGTCCTGACAGGCTAGCAGCCATTCGTTCGCCAGATCGTCACGCTGAAGCGCACGGTCCCTGAACTGCAACGCAAACCACGGGGTCGAAGGGCTGGTCAGCATCCCGTGCAGCGAAGACGCCAGCAGCTCAACCGCATGGATCGCCGTGCCGTCGTAGATCAACTCCGTCCGCTTGTCGCCCTCGGTGCGCTTCTTCGTGATGTCTGCCTTCCGAGGCAGCATGTAATCCGCCAGCTCCTGCCAGTGGCTTTCCCAATTCGACCGCTGCGACTGCAACGTGCGATAGCGGCGATCCAACCGCGCGACGATCTCGGGAACCTGCATGCTACACCTTCCTCGTCATCATGCTCGCGGGCTTTATGCCAGCCATCGAACGCCCATGCGTGCGGCCCGCCATCTTCTGCATCATGCGCTCAAGCGGGTCGACCGTCTGCATCACCTTCGCAGGCTGCACCGCGATCTTACCCATGCGGCCCGCCTGATTCATGGGTTCGCGCTTCATGCCCGGCTCCGACCGCCGATCAGGCTGCGCGTCCGCGTCGTCTGCTCCTCAGCCGGAGCCAGCAGCCCGCCGGGTGTCGTCAGGATCGTCGAGCGACGGCCCTTCAACAGTGCGTCAGCCGCCTCGCGCTCCGCCTCAGATGTCGCCGTTCTCTCAGCCGCAGCACGCTCTGCCGCCGCCCCGGCAGCCGAGCCGAGATCCATCTCCGGGGTGCCAGCCGCACGCTCACGCGCAGCACGGTCGCCAGCAGGCATCGTCAGCTCGTCTACGGCCCGTGTCAGATCCGCTTGCGCCGTTTCGACCGACGGGGGCTGCGTCACTGGCGCAGTCGGTGCAGGGGCCGTCGGCTCGGGGGCAGGCGGGGCAACAGGGGCAGGCGCGGGGCTATCATCGTCGCGGTCACTGCGGTCGCGCTCCTGTGCCGCCATGCGAGCCTGCGTCTGCGCCGTGCGGATATCGTATGCCTGCCATTGCGCCGGGGTGTAACCGCTCTCCTCGCGCCGGCCCAACAGGCTCTGCACGCCCATGTTGATGTCCTGGCCGATCTGGCCGATAGGACTGCGCTGGTCACGGGCAATGTCAGGGCGTGGGGGAGGTGAAGGCGTGCGAACACCAGTCGATGAAACCACCGTGCGGGGGCCGGCGGCCACAAGCTCCTGCGCAAACTGCCGGCTCTGCTGTCGCGTCTCACGCTCCGACGCACTCGCGCCAACACCCGTCGAACCCATCCCACACCCTCCTACGCCGCGAACGGATCGTAATCCATGATCGCTCGAACCTGCGGCACCTTATCACGCACGCCGCCTTCACGCAAACCCACAGCCAAATATCGAAACGCATCCGCCGCATGGCTGGACCAGTCATGCACGGGTGTAGCCCGGAAGCTACGGGTCCGCTCGTTGTAAGCACGGTGATACTGCCGCAACGCATCCAAGCCCGTCTTGCACAGATCGCGGTCGAACCACAGCCTCGGGATCAGCATCTGCGCCGCGTGTATCCCGTCCTCCAACGGCAGCCTCGGCACCACGCGAAAGTTCAGCCCCAACTCCCACGCAACCTCGCGCCGGCTCTTGCCAGACCCCAGTTCGCGGACCTCAATATCATGCGGCGCATTGTGCGTCCCATACAGATACCCGCGCTCGTTCAGCACCTTGCAGTAATGCGGCAGGCCCTCGCCCCGAGCCTCGTAGAAGTCGATGACATGCACGGCCCTGCCAACCGTCTGCGTGAACCAGATCGCCGTCGAATCGCCAACACCCAGATCCCACCATGTATCAACCCGATGCACAGGATCATACGGCACCTTCGTCACCCTGCCTGCCGCCGTCGCCTCCTCCAGCTCCTTGCCATAGATCGCGCCCGGTATGTTCGCACTCCACGAGCACTCGAACTCCTGCGCATACTGGTCCGGCGACATCATCCGGCGCGCAGCGTCCAATTCATCCGGCGGCAAGATGCCCGTCTCCGACGCCCGGTAAACCGCCGCCAGCCAGTCCTCCTCCGAACACGCCTGCTCATACAGCTCGTAGAACATGTTCTGACCCTTGGGCGTGCCGACGAAAATGCACCAACCCCCGCGATCAGACAAAGCAGGACGGATCACCTCCGGGAACACGCTCTCAGGCATGTCCGCAACCTCGTCCATCACGCAGCCGTCCAGATAAATCCCCCGCAAACTGTCCGGGTTCTCAGCCCCCAGCAGGCTGATCCTGGCACCATTCGGCAAATCGCACCTCAGCTCCGTCTCGTGGAACTTGACCCCAGGCACCGCGCCCGCAAACTGCTTGAGATAATCCCAGGCCACGTTCTTCGCCTGCCGATACGTCGGGGCCATGTACGCAAACCGCGGCGAACTCAGCTTGCACATGAACGCCGCGCGCAGAATATGGTTGATCGCCCACACCGTCTTACCAAACCGCCGGTGACAGACAATCACACCCCACCGCTTGCGCATCATCTCGCCATGCAAACGAGCCTGCAACGGACGCGGCGAATACGGGATCACGATCTGCATCAGTTGATCGTCCTGCGAATGACCTTCATCACGCCAACCTGCTCGAGCAGCGTCTCGTAGATGTCCAAAATCAACAACGCGATCTCCAACGCCTCCTCATACTCCTCGCGCTCGATCGCGTCATCCATGTCGCCCTGCATGCCCTCGAGCTGCTGACCGAGCGTCGTCACTCCGCAGCCCTCACCTCAACCTCGCCGCCAGCCCAGCTAATCGTCATAGCCTGATGCGTCGGCTTGTCATCGACGCGATCCCTGATGCCATTCGGCGACATCTTCGTCATCGTCCAGCGGATCGTCTCCAACTCCAGCTTCCGCCGCTGCATCTCCGCATTCAACCAGCGCGCATCCATAGGACGACCATGGGCGTCATGCGTCGGCAGCGGATCACTCGCCAGCTTCGTCGCCTTGTCAGCCAGATACTCCGCCTGCCGAACGCGGCCGTGGCGGTAGATCTTGTAAAGCTCCTCATGCTGCGCGATCGCACGCATCACACCCGCATACGACGGCATGTCAGGCTCGCCAAGAATGTCCAACAGGTTCCGGCCGATCGCCATCTCGTCGCTGATGTAACGCATCAGCTGCGGCGTCACTCGAACCCGCGCCGCCTTCGTCAGCGCAGGCAGCGAGTAATCAGGGCCAACCGCCTTGCCCATGGGCTTCTTCGATGTCGGCATGCGTCACCTCCTCGTCGAAATATAGGGGAAGGCAGGTCTACTGGGAAGGAGGAAGTGCGGGAGAGGGAGGAAGACACTCTGCCACCGGGGTATTTACGCTCCTAGAGGCGCACGGTCGTTTGGCGGGGGGTGGGGGGTCGGCGGCCCCGAAAACAGGCAGGTCGGCCCGCGGATCGCCGATAATCCGCATTATGTTAAATCGGGGGTCAATGATTTCAACGGTTTAGCAGCCATGCGGTTATCGCATGCGAAAACGGTAACTGGTTACCCCATGCTGCACCCGCATCCATGCAGCAGACGCATGCCGACCGAGGCTGCCTCGCGCGGGAGCAGGTCGCGGCAGTGCCTCTGGTATACACACTCTCACGCCCTCTCAGCGCCCCGCTGACAGGCATCTTGCCCGCCCGCCACCCTGACTGCACCCATGCCGACATGCCCGTTCTCCGGCGCTCTCAGCGGCTCTCAGTGCCGAATACCTTCTCGAGGTCGTCATCGATCTGCTGGCTGGCTGTCTTCGTGACGCCGACGATCTCTGCCCCGGCCCACAGATCCTTGACCGCATCGACGACCGTGTTCTGCATCTGCCTGAGTGCGACGGCCACCTCGCGGGTTGTGTAGATCCGCCGCCCCGGCCGCAGCCTGCTGGCCTTCTCGTGGAGTGCTGCGTGCCGGATGATGCAGAAGCTGCCCTCGTCATCCACGCAGTCCCAGATCTCGGGCGGCACGATGTTGGCCGGGTCTGCCGCCGCTTCAGCATCCATCGCGGCCAGCCCACGCAGGCAGACGATGACCCAGGCTTTGACCTTGTCGGCGTCCTGCTCGCCGACGGCATCGTGCAGGCCGGCGCATGCCTTCGCCCATCGCGCTGCCATCTCGACCGAGATTAATTGCGGCAGGCGATCATATCCATATTTGCCATCGAGCCTTTCCAATTCCCTTTGCAGCGGTGCCAATATCAAATCGCATTCAATCTCTTTGGCCGTCGCTGCCCTGTGCAGGATGCGATCATGCTTGCGCTGATGCTCGGGCGGCCGCCGTGTCCTGTCCTTCATCGTCCCTTCCCCACCCAGTTGTCCACCCACCTACGTTTGGTCAAAGCACCGCCCACCACCGCCCACCACCACTTCCCCCTAAAGGGGGGGGAAGGTGGTGGGCAGGGCGGATGATGGCTACCGGTGCCCACCCACCACCACCATTTCCCCACCTGTTGAAACATCAGGTGGGCAGAAATCTGCGGCGCTGGTCACGTCACAGCTCATGCAGGCTGACGCGCTCGCCGACGACAATTATCGGGAAGTCTCTGCCCCGCCTTTCATCTCGCATCTTTTCGACAGCAAGCACGCCGGTCTTTTTCCACTCCCGCAAAATCGCAAGCACCCTGCCCTTTGCAGCTTTGTCGCCGATATCCAAATCAAGCAATTCGGCTATCTTAATTCCCACCCATTCCGCAGATTGCGAATTATCTCTGAATGGTTTCCCCGCTGCTGCCGCCTCCGCGACGGCATCCTGCACCTTGCGTGCATCCTTGGCCGACAGACCGTCGAAGGCGTTTGGCATCTCGAACGGCACGCAAACCCCGATCCACTCGCCGTTGTCGATCTCGACGGAGATCATGCGCCGGTAGACCGCGGCGTGGGCCGGCGGCGCGAGGTTAGCTTTGCCGTCATCGACGCGAAAGATGCTGCGTGCGTCGGCCTCGTCCACTCCGAGCTTGAGGGCGTCGTCTTCGGCGACACGATTGACGACGCGGGCTGCGCGGGCTGCTCCGATGAGTGCGCCGGCTCCTCGGATACTTTCGACGGATGCGTCGTCGCCGTTGCCTTTGCGGACGTGATGCACGAGCATGACGGAACAGTCGCCGTCTCGTGCGAGCTTTCGCAGCATGGCGACGACGGCTTGGACGGCCCCGTTGGAGTTCTCGTTGACGAGGTGGACGCTGACGAAGGGGTCGAAGATGACGACGCCGATGTCGTGGCGGCGAACGCGCTGGATCATCGCCTCGAGCATGGCGTCATTCTTCAGCAGCCCGTCGCGGTTCTCGGCGGCGAGGGTCAGCTCGAAGGTGTCTTCGCCGTCCATGAAGAGCTTGCCGGCTATGTCTGCGGGCTTGATGCCGTAGTGCTTCATGGCGGCGATCGTGCGCATTTGCATCTCGGCGATCGGGTCTTCGAGGTTCACGAGCCAGACGCTGGCCTGCTCTTTGACCTTTGTGCCGAGCAGCTCGCGGCCGGTTGCGATGGCGAGTGCCTCGACGGTCACCAGGCTTGTCTTCCCGATGCCGCCTGCGGATGCGAGGACGCTGACGTAGTGCCGGATGTAGTCGAA